AGAAGGCAATGTTACGATTAGTAATAATGCTGCATCATTTATTCGAACTTTATCAAATGATATTACAACTGAAGGAACAGAATCTTTTCAAATACAATTAAGAAGAACTTCAAATACTGGAACAATAGTAGCAAATTCTGCTGTAGTAACAATTTCTGATACATCCACTACAGCAGGACAAGTATTATTTGCAACTGCCGGTTCTACACCAAGAACTACAGGTACATCAAATTATCAATACACTAGTGCTACACAATGGACTGTACCTGCTGGAGTTACTAAAATTTCAGTAGTCTGTATTGGTGCTGGAGGAGGAGGAAGTAATTCTGGACCATTCACAAATCCTTCTGGTGGTGGAGGTGGTGCTTTATCTTACAAAAATAATATTACTGTTACTCCTGGTGAAACATTATGGGCTGCTTATGGTGTTGGTGGATCAGGAGGCACAATACGAGGAGATAGTTCAACATTATGGAGAGGAACTCCTTTTAATGCGGCTTCGACATTATTATGTGGAGCTGCAGCAGGAATAGGTAGAGATGCTGAAGGTGGAGATGGAATTGCAAATGCAGCTGGTGGGGCTGGAGGATTCAGGTTAACTCACAATGCTTCTAATCCAGCAAGTCCTGGTACTATTAGTGGAAGTGCTGCGGGATCTGCAACAGATGGTGGAGGTCAAGGCGGCGCTGGAGGAACTGCAACAGGAAATACAAGGGCTGCGGGCGGCGGCGGTACAGCAGGTTATGCAGGTAACGGTGGTGCAGGAGGAACATCCGGAAACGGATCGAACGGTGCCGGCGGTGGTGGCGGTGGAGGAGGATCTGGAACATCCAGTGCGGGTGGCGGCGGCGGTACTTTACCTACTGGACAGGATAGTAATGGTACGGGAGGAACCGGCGGAACAACTGGAACTAGAGGTGGTGGAGGAACGATATTACATGATTTTGCTCAACGAGGTACTGGCTATGGCGGTGGCGGTGGCGGAATAGTAGGAAGTTATTCTAATACTTTTCAAAACGGCACAGGAGAAAAAGGTTGTGTTCGAATCATTTGGCCTGGAGACACTAGGCAGTTTCCTTCTACAAATACTGCTGATGTATAAATAAAGGTTTAAAAGGAAATAAAATGGAAACTTTAGTAGAAATGATGAAAAAAGTATTAGCAGATACTTTTGCTATGTACTTAAAATCACACAACTACCATTGGAATGTAGAGGGGTCTAACTTTCCACAATACCACGAATTCTTTGGAAATTTGTATGAAGAACTCCATGGTGCAGTTGATCCTATTGCTGAACATATCAGAGCTCTAGATGCTTATGCTCCAGGTTCTTTGTCTAGATTCATGGAATTAACCGAAATACAGGATGAATTAAATGTACCTCTTGGTACCGACATGGCAAGAAAATTATTAAGTGATAATCAGATAGTAATGAATACTTTGAATATGACATTTAAACTTGCTGAGCAATTCGATCAACAAGGTCTAATGGACTTTTTAGCAGGCAGAATTGATACTCATAGTAAACATGCTTGGATGTTGAGAAGTATTTCAAAATAAATGAATGATATTTTTTATATTTACCAACATAGAAAAAAAGATACAGGAGAAATTTTCTATGTTGGTAAAGGGAAAAAATTTAGACATTTAGAAGAATCAAATAGAAATAATTACTGGCACAACATTGTCAACAAACACGGATTTGTATCCGAAATACTTTTTCAAGATTTGGATGAAGAATTATCTTTACTTATTGAACAAGAATTAATTTCAAAATATAAATTTTTGAATATTTGTTTATGCAACATGACTGACGGTGGTGAAGGTATTTCTGGATACAAACATACTGAAAAAGTCAAAAGTATAATTTCTATTAAGTCAAAAGGTAGAAAACATAGTGATCAAGCAAAAGAAAAAATAGGTAGTTATTGGAAAGGCAAAAAAAGAGAACCTTTTTCTGAAGAACATAAGAAAAAAATATCTATTAAAAGGAAAAATCAAATAATGAAACCTGTGAGTGATGAAACTAAAAAAATTATTTCTTTAAAAAATACTGGTAAAAAAAGAACATTAGAACAAAGAAAAAAAATATCTGAAGCGACAAAATTGGCTTTATTAAAAAATAAAGGCTTATAATGATTGCAGATGGGTATTTAGGGAATCAAAATTTAAAAAAAATTGGTATAGAAATACAGTATACGGAAGAACAAGCCGTAGAATTAGCTCGTTGTATTGAAGATCCTGTATATTTTATAAGAACTTACGTTAAGATTGTAAACGTCGATAAAGGTCTTGTACCGTTTGATATGTGGCCATTTCAAGAAGAAATGGTCAAATCTTTTCACAATAATCGTTTTTCGATTGCAAAAATGCCTCGACAGGTTGGTAAAACTACCACAACGGTTGGTTATATGTTGTGGTGTGTTTTATTTCAAGAAGAATATTCGATTGCAATATTGGCCAATAAAGGACAATTAGCACAAGAAATTTTATCTCGTATACAAAAGGCATACGAATATTTACCTATTTGGTTGCAGCAAGGTATTATTGTTTGGAATAAAAGAAACATAGAACTTGAAAATGGTTCTAAGATTTACGCATATGCAACTTCTGCGGCTGGTGTTAGAGGGGGTTCATATAACTTAATTTTCTTGGACGAATTTGCTTTCGTTCAACATAATATGGCATTAGATTTTTTCCAATCTACATACCCCGTTATCTCATCTGGACAAACATCCAAAGTTATTATTGTTTCTACTCCTAATGGACTAAATCTGTTTTACAAAATGTGGACAGATGCAATTGAGAAACGTTCAACTTATGTGCCAGTTGAGGTTCATTGGTCGATGGTTCCAGGTAGAGATCAAAAATGGAAAGAAGAAACAATACGAAATACCTCAGAAGAACAGTTTAGGGTTGAGTTCGAAACTGAATTTATTGGTTCTTCAGCAACATTGGTTTCTGGTGTAAAATTAAGGTCATTGGCTTTCTTCAATCCTATTGAATCTGAAGAAGGTTTGGACATTTACCAAAAACCGCAACCAAATCGACTTTATATTTGTACGGTAGATTGTTCAGAAGGTGTAGAGAGAGATTACTCCACAATTAATGTTATAGATGTTTCAGAGGTTCCATATAAACAAGTTGCCAAGTATCGTAACAATAAACTACCTTTGTTATTTTTTCCAACAGTAATCTATTCGTTGGCTAAAAAATATAATGAGGCTTTTGTATTAATTGAAACAAATAATGTAGGTCAACAAGTGGTTGATATAATGCACTATGATTTAGAGTATGAAAATGTCTACAAAATTGACCATCACCATATTAAGGGTCAGACAATTTCTGGTGGTTTTAAAAGGTCTGCAAGTTTTGGTGTTAAAACGACCAAGACTGTCAAAAAAATTGGATGTGCCAACTTAAAAACTTTGGTAGAAAGTGATAAATTAATCATTAACGATTTTGATACGATTGCTGAATTAAATACGTTCGTTCGACAAAAAGATAGTTATGCTGCCGAAGAAGGTAACAATGACGATTTGGTAATGGGTTTAGTTCTTTTTGCTTGGTTGTCAGCGCAATCTTATTTCAAAGAAGCCACAAATATCGATATTCGTAAGGTTTTACTAGAAGAAAACGACATGTTAGGTGAAGAACAATTACTACCTGTAGGTATTATTGATGACGGAAGACCAGAACCTGTCATAGATTCTTCTGGTGAAATGTGGTCAGCCATAGAGAATAGAGGGTATATATCCTCAAGTTTCTAAAAACATAAATAGACAATAAAAGAATTTATTCAGCCTGAAAAAAGGAGATTTAAAAATGGCTTTTCAACTATCACCAGGTGTGAATGTCTCAGAAGTTGACTTAACAACTGTTGTACCTTCTGTGGCTACTACTGTTGGTGGTTTTGCCGGTAATTTCAACTGGGGACCAGTGAATGAAGTTGTTACTATTAATAATGAGGTTCAACTAGTAGAGAGATATGGTAAACCCGACAGTAATACATACACCTCATTCTTCACTGCGGCAAACTTTTTATCATATTCCAATGACATTCGTATTGTTCGTTCAGTAGGTTCTACTGCAAATAATGCTACGACCTCTGGAGTTCCAGCTTTAATTGAAAATAGAACCGATTACGAACAAAATCATTCTGCCGGTTCTGCCTCAATAGTATTTGCAGCAAAGTATCCAGGGTCATTAGGAAATTCAATTAAAGTTTCAATGTGTGATTCGGATTCAAACTTAATTCAAGCTTGGGCGTATACTAATGAGTTTAGTGCTAATGCTAGTAACTCTGCTTATGCTACTTCTAGAGGTGTAGCTGACGATGAACTTCATATTGTTGTTATTGATACTACAGGTAGAATTTCTGGCACGGCTAATACAATTATAGAAAAGTTTGCTTTCACTTCAAAAGCTTCAGATGCAAAAAATGAAGATGGAACATCCAATTATTATAAAGATGTAATTAATTCCAAATCAAAATGGATTTGGTGGGTTGGTCATCCTAATTTTGGAACAAATTGGGGTCAACCAACAAGCACAGTTTTTGCAGACGAACCTTCTAAATCTTATTATGCAGTAACTTCAACCGACTTTACTTTGAGTGGTGGATTAGATGCTGCTCCTTCAGCAGGAAATTTAAATACATCTTATGATTTATTTGATAATCCTGATTCGGTTGATGTTTCTTTAATTATGACAGGTTCCGTTACATCTGATACTGTGCCTGATCATTTAATCTCTTTAGCTGAGAATAGAAAAGACTGTTTAGTCTTCTTATCACCAGAACAATCTGATGTTGTTAATAATTCTGGAAATGAAGTTACAGATATTCTTTCATTAAGAAACTCTTTCACTTCATCGTCTTTTGCTGTAATGGATTCTGGTTGGAAATATCAGTACGATAAGTATAACGACGTTTATCGTTGGATTCCTTTAAATGGTGATGTTGCAGGTCTTTGTGCTAGAACCGATATTCAGAGAGATCCTTGGTTCTCACCAGCAGGATTCAATAGAGGTCAAATTAAAAACGTTGTTAAACTTTCTTGGAATCCTACAAAGTCAGAAAGAGACAGTTTATATAAAGCTGGAGTTAACCCGGTAGTTACATTCCCTGGAGAAGGCACCGTATTATACGGGGATAAGACTATGTTGTCAAGACCTTCTGCGTTTGACCGTATCAATGTTCGCCGTCTTTTCATTATTTTAGAAAAATCTGTTGCAAGAGCCGCACGTTCTTCATTGTTTGAATTTAATGATGAGTTTACAAGAGCTCAGTTTGTAAATCTCGTAGAACCGTTCTTGCGTGATGTACAAGGTCGTCGTGGTATTTACGATTATCGTGTCGTATGTGATACAACAAATAATACCCCAGAAGTAATTGATCGTAACGAATTTGTTGGCGACATCTATATTAAACCAGCACGTTCGATCAACTTTATTCAACTTAACTTCGTTGCAGTACGCACAGGCGTATCGTTCAATGAAGTGGTTGGAACATTCTAATAAATAGAGAGATAGGAGAAATTTAAATGGCATTTAACATTAACGAATTCCGCTCTCAGATGCAAGGAGATGGGGCAAGACCAAACCTTTTCGAGGTTACCATGCCCTTCCCTTCCTTTTCATCACCCGGAAACGCACAAACAAAATTATCGTTTATGTGTAAAACGGCACAATTACCAGGATCAACTCTTGGTATTGTGCCCGTGCAATATTTTGGTCGTGAATTAAAGTTTGCTGGTAATAGATCATTTGCTGATTGGACAATTACTGTTATTAACGATGAGGATTTTATCATTCGTAATGCTTTCGAAAGATGGATGAACGGTATTAATAGTCATAGTCTTAATGTTCGTACACCTTTAGCGCAAACACCATCATCATATACTGTAGACGGCGAAGTAAAACAGTTTGCAAAAAATGGTGATACTTTAAAAAAGTATAAATTTATTGGTTTATTTCCGTCAGATATAACTCCAATCGATGTTGATTGGGGTGCTAATGATACGATTGAAGAATTTTCGGTTACTCTCACCTATCAGTGGTGGGAAGCAGCTGAAGCAAACGTGGTTTGATAGAGAAAGAGCCTTTGCTCTTTCTCCTTTTATAGGATTATAAATTTTGGCTATAAAATTATTTGGATTTACTTTAGGTAAAAAGGATATTGTTCAGGTCGAAAAACCTGAACAAGCTTCTTTTGCTCTTCCTACACAAGCATTAGATGATGGTGCCGTTACTATTACTAGTAATGCTTATTATGGCACATATGTTGATTTAGAAGGTTCGGTGCGAAACGAATTAGAACTTATAACTCGTTATCGTGAAATGTCAAATCATCCAGAATTAGAAAAAGCAATTGATGAAATTGTTAATGAAGCAATTACATATTCTTCGGATAAAAAAGTTGTTGACATTAATGTTGATAAATTAAAAACAACCGAATCAATTAAGAAAAAAATAATAGAAGAATTTGACAAAGTACAAAAT